ATGGCTTGTCTCCATCTCCCTTCAATGCTACTAGTTCATATCCTTTGCATAGAGTGCCATTCATTATCGCAGCATGAACCGACTGTTTTGTACACCCTATGGCTCTACCTGTTTCTCCACATCCAATATATTCTCCAATCTTCTTTCCGTTAGAGATAACTAAAATCTTATAGATTGCAAGATTGCCCCTTGCCATCAAATTTCTATCCCTCCTGCAACCCCATTCGAGATTTGATGCCTTGCAGTTTTCCACATCCCCATCCTTGAAGAATACCATGTCGTACTCTTTTGGCTTTGGATTTGGAACAAAGCATTCGGCTACTAGCCGATGGACCAAGAATCCCTTCCCATATAGAGACTTCTTTAGGGTTCCTCCGCCGATGAATCTCCTCCCTCTAGAATCCTTTCCGCACTTGAAGATTTTTCCATTACACTTATATGTTACGGGAACACCAAGACGAATGAAACTCCTATAATAAGGGAGTGTCCTTACTCTCCCTAAATTAGAAACCTCCACCCTCTGACAATTGAGAGAGGGAGGAGATTTCCAGATTTCCTTATGATTTGTCTCATTAGCAGTAGCCATTCACAAACTCCATAAATGGAATCTTCAAGCGCATCCAAGTACCATCCTTGAATAGGATTTTCGTGCCAGATTCGCACGAACTTCCGTTATCCCCAACCATAACGGTTATTCGCTTTCCTGTCACGAACCGATACGTCCAATCGGCTATCCGCTGGAACACGTTTCTGATAGGAGGCTTGCAGAACACATAGGGCTCCACTGCCTTGACCTCAGTCTGGTCAAGGCAGCAGAGAACTTCCCCATGGTACTTTATCTGTACCGAATTCGCCATAGACAAGGATTACTCCTCTCCACCTTCGGACTCGGGGCTATCTTCCCCTTCTCCGTCGTTCTCTTCGACGACATCCGCTTCTATTGCTCCATCCGCTGGATTTGCTGCGAAGATTCCCTCCGTCTTGATTGTAGAGGCATCCTTCTCTATGCCATCTCGCACGGTATTATCCATCGTAAAGGCATTTGCGAACATCGCATCCTCAGAAGCCTTCGGAGCATACTTCAATGCCTGTAGAAGAACAGTTTTCTTCGCCATACTATCGAAGTCCGAAGCCCAAGGGCCAGAGAACGTACCAGTCTTCTTGTTGTACGACTTGGAGAACTTCTTTGCATGCTCTATGACACGGAACTTAGGCATGTATGCGGTGATTACCGCTCCTTCCGTCTTGCTTCCGTCTGGATTGATTGTATCCTTCATGTGAATTACGGCATAGTACCCAACCGCTTCACCAGGGTCGCCCTCATCGTAAGGAATGTGCTTCAACTTCTCATTGATGCCCTTCTCATACTCCCAGAAGTCCTTTGCATAGCGGACTTCCGCCGTAATCGACTTCACTTTCCCAGAACGGAATGCGAGGTCGATATATCCCAGATAGCCAATCTGAAACTGAACCATCGGGACTTTCTTCCCGGTATTCTTGTCGATGTTGTTGTATGGGAGAAGGTATGCCTTGCCCATCGGAGTGTTAGGCTCAAGACCCAACTGGGCCGCATTCATCATAGAACCGAGGAACGTTGCGGGGGATAGAGCGCATGCCTGTGCGAGCTTCGGGTTGGAGGAGATTGCAGTCAGTGCAATTCTGACGAATCTCTTTTCGTCCCAACCTTTAGGAAGCGCATTGGCGATTTCTCCAATCCTCTTCTCTAGCATCCCCTTCACTCGCTGTGCTGGAGTTAGGGCTTTCTGCTGTGTCTGCGTCGCGACAGCAGTTGTCTGCTTTGCGGCCGCTTTCAATGAACTTGTATCCATTGCCATTTTGTTTTTCCTTTCGTCTTTCTTTGTTTACTGAAACAAATCCTATGCTTTCTTGCGGGAAGGATAGAAGCGAATTCCTCTATAATCATCACTCTTCGTAATCATCCCATCTGGAATCTTCTCGCCCTTCGCCTCAAAATAAGCCTTCACCGCCTGTACGCTAGCAGTCTCTCTACCGGATACCATCTTGTAGGTTACGGAACACCCTGGGACGACGAACTTCTCCTTGTCTTTCATGATGGCAGCGAGCTTATTGTCACATTCGTCCTTTTCCTTCTCGCGCATCTTGATTGTCTTGTCGCACTCTATCCTTTGCGCAACGAGACGGCAAACTTCGTCACCTTTCGCATCTACAAACGCATTCCCATCGTCCTGCACACCATAAATCTCTGCGCTGTCAAACGTCACGACAGAAGACGGCTTTGGTCTAGGATTAGAGTAAGCGAGAGCCCTTGCCGTGGATTCCGAGCCGTCGATTTCCTCTATGGGCCAGACATCCATGTTGCCTTTCTTGCCCTCATTCACCCTATGAACGAAGTTTGCCGCCGCTAGTTCTACTGCATCGAGTGCTTCCTTATCAACATAGTATGCTGCAACTAGCCAGTTCTGTTTCTGCCATTCCTCACTCTCTTCTGGTGTAAGGATTTCTCCTCCGTCTACTTTCGTCTTTAGATAGTTGAATCTGTCTGCCTCTTCCTTGATGGTAGTCATCATGTATATGTTGAAGGCAACTCCGTAGATGAGGATTGCGATATACCACCGTTTGCGCTCAGTCACCTTGAGATAGCAACAGCACTGGTCAAAATACTGCTGCGGGAAGTCTCCTCTTGGGAACTTCTTCATTACAATCTCTTTAGCCGTCTTGCACTCCAATCCAGATTCTCCATCAAGGCAAAGTCGGTCTGGCGTTGCGAAAAGATGCGGTGCATCAGAGTTGGTAAAGATGTAAGGTACTTCCTCAACTCCAATTCCCGACTCTTTTGCAAATCGTTCCGCAACTGCCGCCTCAAACATCACACCCTGCTTGATAGCCTCCTTGTCGGAGATGTCCTCTGGCTCATATAATCCAACCATCTCACACCATAGCGCATAAGGAGACTTGTAAGGGTTATCACCTACGGCCGCTCCAATGTCTGAACCGCCAAGTCTTCCTTGGTTAGCTAGTTCTGTTCTAATCTTCAACCATCCAGGCTTGTCGTTCAGGTCGAACTTGTGTCTTATGATCTCACCCATTTTGCTTTAGCCTTCCTTGCTTCTCGTTTGCGAAACTGATTATACCACACTTGCATGTGGAAGTCTATCTGAAATCATTTTCTTTTTCCGAATCATTACCACTAGAGTTTCCTGTGGCTGCATTGCGGCTATGGTTAAGCTAACCGTCCCTTCTCCAATGTACATACCTCCATTTGGACGGTCTTTGCGTCGGTGATTCCCCGCATCGCAAGTTTGAACAACATATGGAATGTTTTCCCACATCAGTTGAACCACTTAAGAATAGTATCGCCCTTATATCCCTTCTCAAAGATGAACCATGAGTAAGATTGAGCTGCACCAGTTGTACTCTCAAAGTCTCCATTCTTTGCGCACACTATACGTTTGCTTGTCACCCATACCCTCTTTGGAGGATTCTCATCAAACAATTTTCTCCTTGCCTGCCCTTCGAGGAAAAGAGTCCGTAGAAACATCGCTACCTTCTGACCTTCTGGAATGATAGATAAGGCTTTCTCTATAATCTCCTGTGCAAAAGCAAAAGGAGGATTCGTAACGATAGCTCCATTCCATTCCGTGATGCTTTGGTCTAGAAAGTTGATACCTCCTTGCCCATAACCTCTATCTATGAGGTCGGTAGACTTTACTTGGTATCCATGAGATTCAAACACCTTTGACAAGTGCCCGGCGCCGCAACAGCACTCCCATATCGGTCCGTCGAACTTCTCCAATTGCATTAGCCATTCACCAGCCACTGGGTGAGAGGCATAGAAGTCTTCGTTTTGCCGTTCGCCCTTGCTATGGTTGGAAGCTCCAACAGTTACAAACACGGAATGTGTGTCGCCACTCCAGTCCTTTTTGGTCTTGTCTTCTATCGGATTACCAAAGAGGTCGTATTGAACAATGTCACTCACCTATTAATCCTCCAGTGGAATTCCTAGGTATTCGTGGCAATAAGCCAATCCATTCTCTCTTCGTAGCATATCTGCCGTTAGGTAGAAACTGTCTCCTAGCATTTCTCTCTCCATGTCGAGATAGCACGGCTTGAAGAAGTGCTTTCCGTTGTATGGACTCTTTTTCCTATTCTCCTCTACGAACTTGTTAATCCAATGGCTTTTCCGAAGAGGGGGGTTGAATGTGCTTATGACAATTGGATTCTCTTTCAAAGGCAACGCCAGAAGAAGTCTTTTGTACTCCTCTTCAGATTCGAGCTGGTCCGCTTCTTCTATCCAGACTATCCGTGCCGGTATTGCAACAGTCTTCTCATGAAGCCAGTCCAATCCTGTCTCCAACCCATAGAACCGTATCGCCCTGCCGCCATAGTTTATCTGCATAGGGTTAGATAGACTATAGCAAAGCTCATCCTCTATCCCAAGTTGTTTTGCAGTAAACTCCAACTGGGCAAAGCATGAATCCTTCAAGTCTCTCCCATGCTTGCGAATGCAGATCCCCCATGCATCGAGTTCTTTGATGTCTTTCAGCATCATACCTGCGGCAATAGAGGACTTGCAACATCCCCTTCCGCCATAGATGAACATCTCGCATCTTTCGGCACAGTTAGTATGCGGCTCTTCTATGAACCGATTGAAGCACGAAACAGCATTCTTGATTTCAGTTGCTCTTGGAGGAATGATTTTGGTTAGCAACATTTCTTTCTCCTTCGCCATGAGTTGTTGAAAGTAATACAAAAGGCTGGAACATCGTAGCAAGACACGGAGTTGATTCTTCGTTCAACATGATTCCGCAGCCACCCTTGCCATTCTTCCAGTTGTTTCCGCACCTATCGAGAACAGCAGTTGCTTTTTTCCTCATGCTTTCGCTCACTACTATTTTCTTATGCTTCTTCACTTGAATCAAAGTTGGAAGGTTGTCTCCCCCACAAGCTCCCGCTAGGAGAGAACCTGAACACTCATGCCAGAAGTGATTTCCAAAGCGAATAGTAATACCTATTTGCCCATAGTAAGAACCTTCCTTTAGTCTTCTTACCTCTTCTCTCTCTTTGTCTGTAAGAAGATTCATGCGGTTCTCCTACTTATAGCAACAGCATGATGATGTGCCGCCTGCAGTGTAGGGCTAGGGTCTCCATCTTCTCCTATGCCAAATGTCTGCCTATCGCCTTTCCCGCCATCTTTACCTATAACCATTGAATTGATGGGGACACACACAACATGAACATCATGACCATGCATCGAGTTTATTGTCGGACATGAGCCGTCTTGTGAAACAACATTATTCCCCTTGCTCCCTTGAAAGTTTAGTACAATAGGAGTGCTAGGCTTTATCTTTTTTATCGTAAGAGCACCTGCGCAATTTCTCCCATGGGAGCAGGTAAGCGTCTTGCTGACTTCCTTATCCAATGCCATGTCATAAGAGGCCACAGGATCCATCCCATAAGACTTCACGATGAATGGGCGATTGTTGCCGCTCATCCCAGCAGCGGCATTTATCGTTGGGGCGCACTCCTCCATGAACCCCCTAGTAACGCAATGGTCTTGCGGACTAGAAAAGCAGGTAACTACAAGAGGGTTGTTGTTTGACGGACCAAGATTGTGTGTAGCTCCCATACAAGGTGCTACATCCACCTCTCTAATGTCGGAAGTCGTCTGATGGTTGCTATAGAACTTCCTCTTCTTCCGCTTCATCTTCATCACAACTAGTTTGCGGTCGTAAGCATCTTCGCCATTTGGCGTGCTAGGCCCTGTCTTGATTCCGTCCCTTGCACATAGTGTACCTGCAAAATCAAGAGGGAAAAGCAATGAGTATTTGCCCTTGTCAATCATCCGTAGAAGTCCTCATCCGCTTTTTTCTTCTTCGCAGCCGCATCCTCTTCATCGACATCTTCCATCTCATCGTATGCGCACTGCATAATCAAATCCCCAACTTCTTTACGAGCTTTTACCGCCCATGCATGAACCTTCTTATCCCTTTGTGCCCGAGAAAGTTTCTCCACAGTTGAAAGAGAGTTTCGATACAGATCCAGAATTACTAGTCTTGGGATTTCCATTCTACCTCTTCCTCCTCTTATTTATGCAGACGTATGTTGTCTGGTGAGTCCCAGGCTCTGCGGAGACGCATCCTGCAACATCTCCTAGCATTCTAACCTCTTCCCTAGTGTTCTGTGCAAAAGCATTAACCTTCTTTCTCGGCTCACACACAATCAAAGCATGTGCTTTCCCCGCATTCTGCATAATCGTAGGTGCCACATCCTTTGATAGAACCTGCATCACCTGCCCCCCCTGATCATCAAGAAATATGCGCTCACCATTCATGGTCTATGCTTCCCCATAACAATGCATACAGAAGCATCGTGGCATCCAGCAGACAATGCTTGCGCTATGTCCTTGCTCCAAGGCTTTGAACTTTTATCGCTCTGTTTATACTTGAATCCAAATACGATGGTAGCAACCTGATGGCATACGGCTACAGTCTGTGCAACCTCCTTTGTGCATGGGTACATAGACCTATTCTGGGTGTTTATGCCGTATGCTACAACTCGTTTCATGCCCTAAAGTTCCTATCTCCTTTGTTTACTATCGGTGAGATAGTCAGCGACCACGGTCGTGCCGTAAGCGTTCCACCATATTTTTCTTGTATTTTTATCTTTGGCTTTCGTTCATCACCCTTTAGATAAAGGAACTTCCCATTAATCTCTATTAGTCCTGTAAGCTCTTCCCTATAGTAGTCGTTCTTTGCAACCAAATCCCTAATCCGATCGCATAGCCGATTTGCCATGTGGATATTTGTCACTGTGACATGGTGGAGATGCAAGATGTTGTAGCAGGTTTCATTGATGGATTTAACTTCTTCCAGAATGTCTTTCGCTTCAACTTTCAAAGCATTATAAGCAGTCACAATCATTTCTTTCTCCTCACTATTAGTACAACGGCCCTCACATCACCCATGTTATCAAAAACATTGAGAGTAGGGGATACCTCGCAGCCAGCCCACCTCTCATTAAGCCCATCTGCACCGCAGGCTCTTGCCACCTTCACGAACACCTTCTTGCCCTCTTCATTATTGACTTCTCTTTCTCCCATAGACGATTGCCACCATGTGCTGGTCAATAGTGTTCAATGTGTACATACATCCTTCGTCTGACAAGCCAAATCCATTTCCGCCAACTCTTTCCTTTGTCGTGTACCTGAACTTCATCTTGTCAGAGTCTATGGCATATACCTTACGGATTGGCGGCTTCTCCCTCGCCATTAGTCGCCTCCGTGTCAGTATCCTCAACTACTTTCTTGACTTCCTCCGCAGCAAACTTCGCACCTGCGTTTATGAAGTCTTGGCAGATTCCGACAACATCATCCATATACCTGTCCCCCATCTTCGCCTGCATCATATTCATCGTGAAGAGCCAGTTCTGAAAATCCACAACTGTCTTTCCTATCGCACAAAGTAGCACTAGAAAACCTATCGGAGCGATTATCCATACGTAATGCGACAATGTAGTTTCCATAGACATTCCTACAGTAAGCCCAGCGACCCATGCAATAGTCCATAGGTCTAAGAACATGACAACCCGATGCCTACGGCTCATGGACACCTGCAACGTTTTTACATTAACCTTGTTGTCCTTTACGGTTATTAGCTGTTCTGGACGTCCATTATCTCCAAACGTCAAAGTAGTGTCTTTTCTAATCTTGTTGACAACTAATTCATCTTGATTTTCTTCTCTCAATTCTTCTTCCATGACATTCTCCTAATAGACTATCATATCGTCAGTGTTGCACCTTCATGGGGCTATGCATACTTGATTCATATGCCCGAACAACTCTTAATTGAACAACCTAGTTGTCTTCCTCCGACTTGAGAAATTGCCCCTCCTTCTTGGTGGCTATGACATTAGCATCCTGCGTTGTACCTACTGCGGCATCACCACTCGCTATGAGCGTTGCCGCCGTCTCACCTCCACTGACGTTTATGACGCCATTCGGAAGATCGGGCATTTGTTCCTTCCCAATCGTGAAGTGTTGTTCTTGCTGCTCTCCAAAGTCTTCTTCTGGTAGTATCGGATTTCCATCCTCATCGACCTCGAAATCATCCCCATCATCATCGTCCTCATCAATGTCGCTCTCCACTTCGCTCTTGCGCTTCGGTGGCATGGGAATAATATCGTCGAAGTTGGCAACCTGCGAGATATAGCGCTCAAAGCATACCCTCGCGCTTTCCTTCTCCGAAAGGTCATTTTCCTTCTTCTTGGTATCCTTCCCATTGAGCGCAACCCACTTGACGATACTGGCATTTTCGCGAATTGTACTGATAAGCGCAATATACAAGGCTCTAGGAAGTTCCTTGCCCCTCGTCTCCGCTCTACGGAGTATCCCGAAGCAAGCCCTCCACGAAAGATTGTACTTCTCATCAGGGTTCTCTTCAAGGACATCGCTCAACCCGCAAACTGTCTCATCGTATGCTTCAGGAAG